TTTTTTTTTTTTTTTTTTTTTTTTTTCAAAGCGGAAGCGGCATTCGAGGTTCCTTTTCGTCTCGTGGGCTTGGAGAATTGTATAAGGGACCGTGCTTATTCCCTAATTAATACGCGTTTTTTGTTTGAATGCTTTTTTTACCGGCTTAACTGAGGCCGTTTTAGTCAAATACGTGTTTGTTTTAATTATATTATTAAGTATAATATTATCAAGAATCTTAGAATAGTCTGTTTGTTTAGCATACTTAGAAAAGTTGTTAGTCTTCTTGGTTTGCTTACTGTTGTTGGTAGAAGTAAAATTGAATGTGTAAAGTTTCATATATGTCAGCCTAATAAAAATGTTAATACTTAATGCAGTATTAACTCTCAATCAGATTATTGAACGCTAGGTCGTTTTCAAATTCTAGTATACATGGTTTTCCTGCGTCTCTATTTTTTAGCAAATGCATGTATACTTTGTTGTAAGTAGGTAAAGCGTTTGGACCATATTCTTGTATGTTCAATATCTCTGGTCGGTGGATTACGAATACGTAATCACTTGCTTGAAATACTGCATCTGATGAAGAAATGTCACTTCTCATAGGATAATGATGTAACGAGTTGTTAATTCGTTCAGGAGTTTCTATGTTTCTATTCATTTGAGCTATTTGTATAACCGAAGTGAGAGGATATTTTTTCGCTTGAATGAATACTTTTTCAAGTTCACTAATTGTTTCTATAACCGAGCCTACTTGTTTTGTTAATAAAGTATGGTCGTAGAATATAATGAAGTATTTATTCGTATCTTTTACGTACGATTCATAGAACTCTTTTATTATTTCACTTACTTGCGTGGCAGTAACTGGTACATCTACAAAGTAGATTGGGTACTGCTTTAACTGATTGGAAACTTTAATGACTTCACTAAAAGTTTTGTCATCTAGGTCCTTTTCAGAACTATACAGAGTCGAAGTCGTTTTTCTAAGTTTATTAGATAACGTTCTTCCAACTTGCCTAAATCCAACCATCTCTAATGAGAAATTAAGTATAATAATATCTTTATCCTTATTTAAATCAATTACATCAGTCTGCATCAAGTTTGTAACGCTTGATTTACCGCTTCCAGAAATACCTGCGATAGTATAAACCGTGTTAGGTTCAATACCACCCATACATTGCTTATTGAACTTCTCCCATCTTGTTTTTAAAGAATCTATATCGTGATTTTTTCTACCTTCAATATAATTTATAGCTTCTTGTGCTACACTAGACATTGGTCTAATGAGTTTAGATAAGTTCTGTTCCATAGGATTGTGTCTGGGTTGTTTCTTCGTGGCGCATCTCTTCTTCAATTTCTTCCCACTGATGGTCAACTAACCATCTCCACATAGTCTTCATATAACCCAATTTACCTTGTTGAGCCTTTTTAGCTAACTCTTTTTCAAGGCATTTGTTGATGTGTTCCGCCATAGTTTGGCTGTTACCAACATAGGTGTTATATAAATGTCTGCATTTATGTAAGTTAGTTCGAAGGTAACCTTTCGTTCCATCTGGTCTATCTACATAAACTGGGTACATCTCAAAGAATAAGTCAAAATAAGCTTTACTAGGTTTTATGTAGTTGAGCAATTTGTCTGTTTCTTTGTATGTAATTGACCCACCTCTCTCTATCGAGGTGAGCAGTCCTTGTTGAACTAAGCATGATATTTCGTCATCGTCGATAAGGCTGACAATTCGGCGGACGTCTTGATTATTGGCTTTTTGATTCTTATCCAATACCATACTTAGGAAAAGTAATTGATTTAAATTTATTTTTTCTGGAATATCCAGAAGTTTTGTGTTAATTTCAATAATCATTCTCTTATACTCTAAGGTTACCGAGTTAATCATTAAATAAATCTAACTGTCTACATTCAAAAGCATGAATAATTTTCTTTGCTTCACTAATATAATATAGATAGTTTAGATGTCTCTCCCATATCGGCTTACTATCGAATTGGTTCAAGATTGTTACACCAGATTTTGTGAGCATGTTAATCTCTTTTCCTTCTGGTGAAACTTTGAATAACGAATAGTCATTCGTTGATGCGTAAAATCTATTAATACGTTGTACAGGCTTTTCTCCATGTATAACTTTAAACTTTCTGTCGCATTTTTGTGCCATAAGAAAGTCACAGATGTTTTCATCTTTCTTAATAAATTCTGACACTGGTTCTTTGTTTACAAAATAGTTTATCACCGCCTTTGGTATTACGGTTGGAGTTAACCCTTTCCCAAGGTTGGTGTTGGTGATAAACATACCTTTCTTTTCTATCAGTTTCTCGTCCCTAGATTGAGAGAAACCATCAATGACACCGAAATAATCATTGATTGCGTACTGATAAAACGCTTCGTATCTATCTGTTTCAAACGACAAGCGTGTTAATTGCTCTATTTCTCTAATACTCTGCCCTACTTGTTCGGCTTTGTCTTTTTTTGCAATATACACTACTCCGTCAGTGTTAACTTGTACAATCTTACAACCTAACTCTAATAGACGCTCCACTAACATCAACAGAACTAATTGTCCGTTAATTCGTATTTTAAATACTGAAAGTGGGTCGTACATCCAACTTGTCTCTTGTTGCATTTTTCCCGTAACAGCGTTTAAGGAAAGCTTTAACACTTTATCCTTTAACTTCTGTTTGATACGTTTGGCTTCTATGCGTTCTTTATAAACTCCGCTGTACACCTGCCAAAAATCTTTACCTAAATGTTGTGGTATCCATCCGTATTGTATAATAAACGATGGATACATTGATGCTACATCGCTGTGTCCAATATATTCATCTACATTAGGAGTGAAGATTCTAGGAGTATGGATAGAATGTATTCCACCTACTCCAATAGAATAGCACACATTTGAGAGAACAAACTTCTTCTCATAGCCTTTGCGTTCTTTTGTGTAGACGACTTGGGCTTTCATCTCGTCAAGAACGGCTTTTAAAATCGGATTTTTAAATTGTACAATAGGTAATATTACATCTTTTAGTGCAATATAATCCATAGGACTACGTAATGTTTTTACGTATGATGGGTCTAAGTTTGTAGCCTCACAATACTTTTTTAATAGTAGTGTTTCTCCAATCTTAACTCCATCCATAGACAATGCGTCTATTCCATATTCCTGTCGTATATATTCACGTAATTCTATGTCAGATTTTAATCTGTTTAATAATTCCGTAGTCGAATCAACATCATTAATGTTGTATGCAATCATTTCATCTATTTCAGAATCTGCTAGATTATCGTTAAAATCTCCTGCATATTCTTTTACGTTAGGATAATGCATTGTTACTTGCATTTCCTTTAAGCCCATACGTAATTTTGAACTGAATTGCATTGTAAGTAAGTCCATAGAAGCAAAATTATACATATATTTCCACTTCTTAAATGGACTAATATCTTCCTCAGACGTAATTATTGTTTGTGAAAGATTAAAAATAGATTCAGCTACTCTCAATCGAGATTTTGTTTCTATTACATCAATTATATCAATGATATAGTTTATAACTACATCATCAAAGTGCTTATTGTTATATCCACAAAATAAATAAGTATTAATACGAAAAAAATCAACTAATTCTTTTAGCTGATTCTTTCTATTACTTAACTCAAAAAAGTATAACTTATCTGTTTCTGTATCTTTACACGTACAATGAAATACGTTAGGAAAAACCTCTATGTCATAAGTAATGACAGTTTTGTTTCGTATAATCATTGCTTCAAGAGTCTAAATTATGCGGAAGATAGAGGATTCGAACCTCTGAGCCATTTCTGACTGACAGTTTAGCAAACTGCTGGTTTAAGCCACTCACCCAATCTTCCAAATGTTTATAACAATCCAGTTCTTACCGCATGTAAACTACTAAGGTGGTCTGTAAATGATTTATTACAGCTCCTATACCCCTCAGGTGGTGCGCGCTCCCACGCTCAAATTGTTATAAACTAAGACTTAGTGTTTTACCACATAGTCTTTGACGTGGTACTTCCACCACTTCTTTTCAACATTTAATTGAATAATTCTCTTTGTGCTGTCTGTCTCATAGTAGAGCAACTGTACTGGTTTATACTCACCAGTTGAATCGAGCACTTCACGAAGGTCTGTTATTCTGATATTCTTCGCTGGAAGACTATCAACCTCCGTTATTACTTGTTTAACCTCTGGACTGTTCTGTTGAAGAACAGAACCATAATTGTACACAGCTGCTCCTGTAATGTAGACCACAATGGATGCTAACATACCTAGAACAAACACTTTTACAAAATTGATTTTTTTCATCTTTTTGTTGTTTGAATTTATTAAATGTTACATTGAGACTTATGTCTCTCTGCGCGGAGAAGGTAGGATTCGAACCTACGAGCCGTGTTACCGACCGACGGTTTTCAAGACCGTTGCATTTAACCACTCTGCCACTTCTCCAAATGCTCTCCCGTCGAAGAGCCAAACAACAAATATACTTTCATAAGCATCTAGCAAAACAGTACATAGAACTTGCCTACCGTACTTATTACGGAACTTGTACTTGCTTCACACGCTAATCATTCGATGGTCAATTCACTTTACGTATCTATAAGTTTATGATAAGTTTACTTAAAGAATTATTACGTATCGCTACTTAGGTTTCACGTGTACTTTAAGGCTGATGTAGACCGCTACCAGTGTATATTTACCTATCTTTGTTGT